TTACACTTGGTGCTATAATTATGGTCTGTTATTATGTTGCGTCGGTCATACTGAATAAATAATAAAATAAAATCCCCATTATAATAAAATGTCTGTTAAATCAATCTGGGGTTGGACTCTCTCGATGGATTGTAAAGCTGGGAATAAGAATATTAAGGATCCTCACGCTATTGAGGCATTCGGTCACGAGCTTGTTAAAGTTATTGATATGGTGGAATATGGGGAGCCTGATATTGTGCATTTTGGAAAGGAAAATAAGACTGGTTACACTTGGTCCCAACTTCTGAGCACGAGCAATGCGTGCTGTCACTTCTGTGATGATACAGGCGACTTCTACTTCGATTTATTCACGTGTAAGGATTTCAATCCTATCGATGCACGAGATGTTGTTATGAAATGGTTTGAGCCTACACACATTGAGAGTCGATTCTATGAACGCGGAGTTTAAAATTGAATTCTAAATGATTATTTAGAATTATTAGAGCCAATCAAGAAGTGTTTTATCTCGCTCATTTTTGCAGGATTTGCAAACTCCTAGACTGGTAGTAAATTTTCCAGTAAATTCTCCGCACCTCTTGCAATAATTATAGTCTTCAGGACAAATTTCCCTGTTTTGTATAACTTCTCCATTAATCCTAAGAGATACAAAAAGTGTGAGACGTAAATAACCGAACTTGACGGAAATATATGTGTTGTTAATATACTTAGTATTTTTTAGATATTCATACATATCGTAAACTTCTGTTGTGGTATGATTAGTCAAAAGTTTTTCTATATCCCGACATATTCCATTTTGTAGATCATATGCCTCGCATCCCTCGCAAATTCCAGTATCGTCTCGATAATTAGTAAATGCTCCACAGTCAACGCAATAATTATCTGGATCGTCAAGATTGTCAACTATGCATTGTTTGTCGGTCATTATGTTTGTTATTTTTACGAAGTTGTAAAAATAAATCAGTTTTAAATTTCAAGGGAAAATATGCCTTATTTTAGGAATCCTGAGGAGGGCCATCGAAGAGGTCTATTTTTAGATATTCTTTCTGAACACCTGTGGAATGGAGGAATGCTCTTGCGAACTCCTCATCTTGCGCGATGGTATGGGGCTTGCCAGCGGAATAGTAATCAGTAATCTTAATCTTGCGGGCAAGACCAATATTAATCGGAGTTCCAACAATGTGTTCCATACTACTCTCAATCAAGTTCCTAAAGTTAGATTCTTTGAATGGAGCGCCGTCTCGCATTACAAAGAGATAATCACCTGCCATCTTTTTATAAGAGTGGAGATACTCATCCAGCACTTCTTTCAAATCTTTTGAGATGCTAAATACTTGGCGACCATAAGTATGTTTTGTCTTGTAGTTGTTCATTATGATTTTTTCTGCTTCTCCCTGCTTGTTAATAATAACATAATTATACGAGGGATCCATCTTGTTTGGTTTCTTGGTGTTGCTGGCGAGCTTCATCTCATACAAGTCATTTCTGGGAGTGAAAGAATCGTTTAGGAAATAGAAACTTGCAATTACTTTCTGGACAAGTTCCGCATCGTTTTCTGGCTTGAATTCCCGAATTTTAGCCTGAATAGTCTTTAGAGGAAGAGCATTCTGTTGCTCCTTTGCGCTTGCCTTATTTTGTTTTCGTCCCACATCTTCTTGTCCCTTAAACATTGCGAGACCTTTCTGGTATTGTGCGATAGTGTCATTCTCAGAATTATAATGTTTCAACAGACGAATGACTGGAGTAAGATAGTCCTTCTTGCTTGCCAGAACAGACTTTGTGAGCTTTTCAATCACATCTTTCGGATCGTTAATCCAACTCAAGTCACCAGTGTACGTATTGCCAGTAACAATAACTGCCAGCCGTTGGAGTTTCCTTACATAATTATCAACTGTGATTTTGGAGAGCTGACCATCTCCTCGCGATTTCATCGACGCGAATATCTCTCCCAGTCCTTCTACTTTTTTGGGGAATGATGAAGCATTTTTCAAAATACCTCCGGAATCCATTTATTATATTAATATAATATTTTTTTATATTATTATATTGATTAAGCGTAATTTAGAAAAGCAGACTGGACAGCATCTGTAACTGTTGAATCAAGCCGTAGATAGTATGGGCACGCGTTTATACTAAATCCGAATGCTCCTCCAGCTACTCCTGTAACAGAGTACTGATATTGTGACTGGAAAAAATTAGTTCCGTCATTTGAGAATTTAACAGAGAGAACTGTTGGAGCACTCGTCTCTCCGAAAATAGTTAGAGTCTTGACTGCCTGTCTGGATAAATTCACCGTGGTAAATCCATCTACTCCAATCAGATTTTGAGATCCCCTAACAACAGGAGGGAGAACTTGGTTTGTTCTATAGATTACAGTAAATGCCATCAGCGTACCATCTGTGCCGGATGAGTTACGGACTGTGAAGTATACAAATGGCTCTGTCAGGTCCAATTGCTGGGTAAATTGAACACCGCCAACTGTGTTATAAGATGTAACGTTCTGTTGAATTTTATTTTGAGATTGGTATGCCACCAATTGACACGCGGTATCGGTTAACAAACTAATTGTCGCCGTGGCATATGGAGCGACACTATCATATGTCCCAATATATACTCGGCCTGCTAACAGCGGAGTAAAGCTTTTATTATTTATTGACTCGGTCATTTATAATACTCATAATAAATTTTATATTATTTTTATTCTAATAAATGTCAGGACTTGATGATAAAACTTGGAAGGAGTATTTACAGGCAAAAAAAGTTATAGATAGTATCGAGGATAAAGACAAACTTGACAGGAGAATTAATGCATATGAAAGGCACAAGAAACACGTTCTTGAGAAACATTATGAGAATGTCCAAAAAGGTGGAGATATTTATTTAGACAAATTAAATAAGCGACGAAAGGAACTCTATCACCTCAGGAAGGAGAAGAAGCTACGGGAGAAGGAAGAGGCTAAACAATTGGAATTGGCACGGGCTGATAGATCAAAGGCATCTGGTAATCCATTTGGTATGGCAATTCATAATCTCAAGTTAGAGTCGAGCGATTCTGGAAGCGATACAGAAACAGAATGTGAGACTGTTTATTGTAGTACCTGCCCCACAACAGATGCTGAGAGTGTTGCAAGTGAACATCCTGCAAAGGTCTCAGAACATAAGACCAAACACAAGAAACAGGAAGAGATAAATATTCCTCCTCCTCCAAAGACAGTTCAGAATTTATTTAGGAGGCCTGTATGGGCTTAACATTTATGGGATTAACATTTATGGGATTAACATTTATGGGATTAACATTTTGGAGTAGCGGAGTACTTGGACTATCCCCTCTGGGGGCTCCAAAGGAGTTATCGCTCCCGCCTCGAGTTCTAACATTGAACCCGAAACAGGTAGAGTATTTTATATGTGTCAACACGCTTACTACCAGTGCTGATGTTGCAGAGATCACGGAAATTATGATAAACGGATCCATTTATTAAAGTATTTTTTTATTTCTGGAGAATAAAAAAATTAGGGATAAATCCTGTAATGCTCCTCATTCAGTCTTTTTTTTGCCGACACTATCCAGTAGCTTCTTCAGAGTGGATACAACACTGTGTGCAAATTCCTTTCCCTTTACAACAGCAATGTGATCTGCCAATTTCTTAGCTCCAGCAACTGATAATTTATTGGAATCCTTCATTCCCTCAGGAAGGCCGAGCTTAAGAAATCCCAACATACCACCGACAGCTTTGGGTTGATGTTGCCATTTACCTCCTTCGCCTCCAACTTTAAAAGGTACGTTTGAAGAAGCTACGGACAAGTCAATTTTTTGGCGTTTTTTTTTGTCTGGAAGACCTGCTGCAGACATTCTCCCCCCATCGAGACCTGCCGCAGACATTCTCCCCCCATCGAGACCTGCAGCAGATATGTATCCTCCGCCTACTCCCTTCTTTTTTCGCCATTCTCCGGCAATCATTTTAAGTCGTTCCTTCGGAGGGTGCGACATCATTTTTGGCATCATTTCTTTTACAAAATCTCTGTAAGAACTCATTTATTATCATAGGATAATAAATTTTATTATTTTTGATGAACGTTTACTTTGCCTGACCGTGGCCGACAATCGTCTTACCCCTCGCGAAAAGACCACGGCCTTCCGGCATCGTGGAAGCGACAGCCTCAGATCCGACAAGAGACTTGTTACGTTTGATAAGGGAATCAACCTCACTGGAAGTAAGAGTGCCGAGATTGAACAGGGCCGTGTCTGCCATAATCGACATATCTCCAGCATATACACAGATTATAACCAGTTCGACATTAGCACCAATACCCTTCCCAGCATAATCTTGGGGAAGAGAAGTCCAAGGAAGAGTAATCTGGAAATTGGTGTTTCCATTTACTTCTCCGGGAAGAGAGTCCTCAAGAGAAACACCGAGATCCTTTACGGGATTGATCGCGAGAACAGATCCAGAACCAAAAGTCCAATCCTCATATGACGAGTTATATCCGTTAGAAACAGCCATACGATACAGGTCTTTTTGACTGGCTGATGCCATCAAACCTGTACGGGTTCCGATTTGAACCGATACACCAGCTGTAGAAATACCACCAATATTACCAATACCATAGAAACAATCAGCGTGAAGGGGAGTTCTGGGACCACCGGTAGAAAGACTATCCCGCACAATAACATAAATCATCTTGGGCATAGTCTGAAGACGAATTGTATTACACGCAACAGTCCCAGGCGCATTAGAGATTGTTTGAGGAAAATAAACCACGTTTTCGTAATCATATTTTAACGTTTTCGGCACAGAAACAAGCTCGGGAGTTGTCTGAATATAACACAACTGCAATGATGCGTTTATAATTGATACAACTGGAGCTCCATTTGTGAATGCCCCAAGGGATGTGGCGAAACAATCTTGCAAATTAGAGTAATTCATTTGCAACGACATAGTCGAGAGCTGACCCAAAAATACATCATTTTCCCAGAGTACAAGAGGGCTAACCATAAGAGGCTCAGATACCTCAAAAGTCCAAGTGGTAAGATTAACATTGGGGACAGCAGGACCAATAGGCAAGAAACTCGCACGAGTATGACCTTGGGAATTCTCATATCGCGACAGAGGCTGATTAGATATCAGTTGAGTTGTTGCGGCACCTGCAGCATTAAACGGATCTGCAAGCAGACCAGCACGATTATCAGCCATAGAAGGGCATTCAGTGCTTTGGTGGTCGATAAAGTCCTTGGGAAGGAAGCGCTGAGTAGCAGAAAGAACTTGACGAGAATTTATGGTTGTCGTAGCACCGTTAAGCTGAAGAGAAACAGTATCACAACAGGACTGCAGAGGAAAAGCACGAAGGGCGGCATTTACGTATCCTGCTGCGGCTCCACTATAAGGAGTATTTGCGAACTGAACAGAAGTTCTTCCAGCAATACCCTGATTATCACAAGTTATTGTCAGAGTATAACGGATGCGAATATTACGCCCAACCAAGGTGGAATTAAGACCACCAGGCGTAACAATGTTATTGAAATAAATCTGACTAGGATAAGGGGCAGTACCATCTGCCTGAATAGAATAGTAATTAACGTTATTACCAGTAAAGGGAACAAGCTGGGTATAAGTTGATGACACGTTAACTCGATTATCGAGAACAACAGTAGCATCAATTGTGGACATTTTATTCTACGTAGAATAAAAATAATTATTTTTTTTGGTTGGGTTTTTAATTTAGCCAATCAATTTTATTTTAGAATGTTAATCGAGAAAAATAACTTCGGCGACCTGTCTAGAGAGATGCTTTTTGCTCTTATTGTGCTTTGGGAGAGAGGAGCGAATAAACTCAACATCACAACACTCACATCGAATCATCTCACTACGTTGTGCTTTTATTTTATCCCTATTTGCAAGACGATACTGCTCGTTATACTCTTTTTGATATTCTTTATGGTCTTCATTGTATTGCTTAGCCTTTTCGATGAAAGATGGTTTCAATCGTTGTTGTTGATACCAAGCCTTTTTATACTCCTTTCTTGTTGAATATTTTTGAATGGCAGTATGCTTATTTACTAAATTTTCTTTATAAAAATCCATCCATTTCTGCTCAGCCTTTAGAAGATCTTGAATATCTTTGAACTCTATTTCCTCCAACAAATTTATTTTAATGGTATCTGGAGAGCACTTTTGAAATATCTCAAATGAACACACCCAATTACCAATATTATTAACATATGATTTATATCCTGCCTTATGGTCTGAAAAACGCCATTTTAATTCTTGACGAGTGCTTCCAATGTAAATATCTTGTGTCTCGATTGAGGTCAAAGAATAAACAAATCCTTTCATTTATTATATTGACGAAAATATAATAAATCAGTTTTATTTTTTAATGCTAAAACTGATACTTACGGATAAAGTCCAACTTGGCGTTCCAGCCACTCCCAGCGTTGATTAACAACGGATAGGTTGTGCCATCGATATAACTGTATTGCACATAGAGCTGAACCCTGTCTATCGCATTGTTACTCGCAAGAGCAAATGGACGAAGGAAGTTGGGTTGATAAAGAAGCCATCCAGAATTTTCAATCAATCCAGTAGTGTCTATATCTACATCCGTTATAACGTTGTTAGACTCGTTATTTCCGAAGAAACTTTGAGACACATAGATAGTGGTAGATGAGAAAAGAATCTTGTCAAGCATATTGAAAGCAGTGATAGACTTGTTTGTCTGTACAACGGAATAAGGAGATGCTGGAGCATTTGCTGACAGATATAGCAGATACATAGATGGAGTAATGGTATCAGGCTGGGAGTTGAACTTTAGGAGATTATTAAGTCCGGAATTGAATAGGATACCGTCTGTTGAAGTTTGCAAACCATTGACACTATTTACGTAGTCAGAATCATAATTCAGAGTGCATAGACCTGTTGTAAAGTCCATCGAAACGCTTGGAGCTGTTAGAAATCCTGCCCCATTTATGTTTGCTCTAACAAACGCAACCCTAAAAGCCGAATTGATAGCGTCGATAAGAACTTGATATGTATAAATACTGGCTGGACCCGCATCGATGTTTTCTCCATTTTTTGCAAAGATGCATCCTCCGGGAACAGATGATGTGGTCCAATTTGCAGGAGTCAATGCTAAGGCAGGATACGAACTCAGATTGGCCGACGAAGCGCTTGTGCAAACAAGAAATTCTCCAGTGACAACATTTCTCGTAACTCCGAGTGCCGATACTTCTCCGAGAGATGTAAATTTGAGTGGGTGCTGTGATGAGACACTATATGTTTGTAATGTTGTGGTTGCAATACTTGGGAGAGAATTTACAGATTGCCAAGTAGTAGTAAGAACTCCATAAGGAGTCAAGGCCAAAGTATTTCCAGTCAATGCTCCAGAGAAAACTTTATTTGTTGCCGTATCTGTTATGTAAAATATATTTGTATAGTTTTTATCAATTGCAACACACTGACAACTCGTGAAATCCGCACCAGTAATAGTGACTTGAGTCCAACTATACATCGGAGTTAGATTTTTCAAAAAGGTTAGAAAGATATTGCATCCCGATGTTACAACAGTATTAAACAGAAAAGTCCCAGTCTCCGAATAGAATGAAACTGTCTTGTTATCAAAGTTGAGGA